CTAAAAGTTTCTCCTAGTAGTGGAGGAGCTGAAGCGAAATTGATGCATTCTCAGAATGTTTCACTTTCAATGAATGTAGATACAATAGACATCTCAACTAAAGACTCTGCTGGTTGGAGAGATTTGTTAGGTGGTCAAAAGTCTTTTAGCCTTAGTGCTGATGGCCTTATGGACTTCTCAGCAACTGCTGGAGATACTGATGTAGCAGAATTATTTGACCAGATGTTTGATAGAACAGCAGTAGACTTTACTTTTGCTCTATCTACTCCTGCTGGTTATACAATTACTGGAGATGGTTTTATTACTTCTCTAGAGATTAGTGGTGGTACAGAAGATGCTCCTACTTACTCTTGTTCAATCGAAGGGTCTGGAGAATTAACTAAGACTCCTGTTTAATAATTTCTTTGTTGGTTGGGGATTGTGCTACGGCACGTCTCCCAACTAGCAATTTTAAACTAACAAAGATATGTACGAAGTAGTTATAATAAACGGAAAGGATTACCCAGTAAGATTTGGAATGAACTCGTTGAGGTTATTCTGTAAAGATACTGGAAGAAGTTTAGCTGACTTAGATAAGCTAGGAGAAGGAATAAGTTTAGACGATGCTTGTTATCTAATCCTAAACGGAATAAAAGACGGCTCTAGAGTGAGTGGTCAAGAATGTTCTTTAAGTGTTGATGATGTCGCAGATATGCTAGACGAAGATTTTGAGGCACTAAATAAAGTGCTAGAGATATTCTCTAATCAATTCTCTGCTAAATTTGAAACGGAGGGAAACGACAAAGCCACGAAGAAAGGGGCGAAGAAAAAGAAGTAACTTGGGATAAGTTAGAAGCTATAGGTTATGGTCTAGGCTTATTACCTAAAGACTTTTGGAATCTAACTTTTCACGAGTTTCTATGTACTCAAAAAGGTATCAATGACCGATTTGAGTTAGAACAACGTCAAGAGTGGGAACGAGTTAGATGGTTGGCTTGTGTTAATTTACAGCCACATACAAAGAAAGGACAAAATCTAACACCTCAAAAACTTGTTAAGTTCGATTGGGAGAAAAAGAAAAGAAAGACCGACATTGAAAAACAAAAGAAAAGGGCAGAATATATAAAAAAGAAATACGAATTGTTAAATAAAGACAATGGCACAGAAGAATCTTAGCGTAAAATTATCACTTAACGATAAGCAATTTCAGAGCAGCTTAAAAAGAGCTACTAGGTCAATGAAGAAGTTTGGTTCTTCTATGAAAAGAACTGGTCAAACATTATCAAGAAATTTAACATTACCTATAATTGCTCTTGGGGCAGCTAGTTTAAAAGCGTTTGATACACAAGCAAAAGCAATAGCTCAAGTTGAGTCAGGTTTAAAGAGTACTGGAGAGGCTGCTGGTTTTACATCTGAGCAACTTCAAAAAATGGCTTCTGACTTACAAAAAAAGACAATTTTCGGAGATGAAGAAATTTTAAAAAATGCAACCTCCCAACTACTCACATTCACTAATATAAGTGGAGAGCAATTTGCAAGAACTCAAAAAGCTGCTTTAGATTTAGCAACTAGACTAGACGGAGATTTAAAATCTGCATCTATTCAATTAGGTAAAGCGTTAAATGACCCAATTGCTAACTTATCAGCTCTAAGTCGTAGTGGTATTCAATTCTCAGAGGAACAAAAGAAAGTAATTAAAGAACTAGCTGAAACAAATAGACTTGCAGAGGCTCAAACAATTATACTTGATGAATTAGATAAACAATACGGAGGAAGTGCTGAGGCTGCTGCTCAAGCTGGATTAGGTGGGATTCAGCAGTTAAAAAATTCTTTAGGAGATTTAGGTGAAGAATTTGGAGCTATAATATCTGAAAATATAGGACCTTTTATACAAAAAATTAAATCCTTAGTTGAATCATTAAAAAATGCAAGTGATGAACAAAAAAGAAATATAGTTGTATACAGTGGTATTGCTGCTGTTGTAGGTCCATTATTAATTATTTTTGGTCAATTAATAATCAGTCTTGGAGCTATAACTAAAGCTGTTAGACTTTTATCTTTAGCCATAGCGTCAAATCCTCTTGGATTATTTTTAACTCTATTAGCTACAGCAGGTGCTGCTCTTATTGCTTTTGGCGCTCCTTCAAGAGAATTTAATACATATCAAAAAGATATGAAAGATTCTATTGATGACACAAATCAACAACTTTCAACTCAAGAAAAGTTAGTAAATGAATTAAACGATGCTACTAAAACTTCTGTAGACAGAGATAAAGAAAAGGTAGATAGAGTAAAAGAAAGTGTTAAAACTTTAGAAAATGAAAATAAAAATCTACAAAATCTAATAGATAGGTATATTGACATTGAAGGTCCACAATCCGACTATATTAAAAATATTCAAAAATCTATTGATGCTAATAATCTACAAATTAAATCTTTACAAAGTGCTAAAGACAAGTTTATAGATTTTAAAAAAGAAATTCCAGAAGCAACTAGCTTTATGAAGGAATTTAATAGTGAATTACAAAAAGAAGAACTTTTTAAGGATTTAGAGAATAACTTAGATAATTTTTTCAAAAAAGTAGAACTACCTTCTGTTGATAGCTTAGGTTTGTTAGAAATAGGAGAGGAAGAAGATTTAGAAGAAATGGGATTTGATACTGCTAAAGTAGTTGAAAATTTCAATACAATTCAACAAGCTATTCAACAAACTGCTGATGTTTTTTCGGGTTCTTTTAATTCTATGAAAGTTAGTGCTGTAACAACATTTGCTGACATTGGTAAGGCTGCATTAAATTCAGCTAGAGATGTTATTAAAGCTGCTATTGGTCAAGCTATAGCATCACAGATAGCTAAGATAATTGCTACTATACCATTTCCATTTAATGTTGCTATCGCTTCTGGTGCTGGAACTGCTGTAGGTGCATTATTTGATAAGGCTATACCAGCCTTTGCAAATGGAGGTATTGTTAGTGGACCAACTCTAGGTCTAATGGGAGAGTATGCTGGTGCTAATACAAATCCAGAAGTTATTGCTCCATTGAATAAGTTAAAAGATATGATAGGAGGGCAGACGGTACAAGTACAAGGAGTGATTAGTGGAGAGGATATTTTCTTATCAAATGACAGATACTCACGAAGAAAAAATAGTTATTAATGGCATACGCAATTACAAATAGAGCAAAGTTTAAAGATGACAACGGCATCTATTACGAGTTACATATATTAAAAGATAATTATGTAGGCTCTATTAGTGAGTTTAATGTAGGTGGAGATGGTTTTAAATTATCTTATAAAGGAAGAGGAGAGAAAGTAGACACTGCAATACATTCATCAGAAATTACCTTTGAGTTTGTTTTAAAAGATAACGATGACAGAAATAGAATCTTAGATATAATGTCTCAACAAGAGGGTAAGTATATAGCTAGAATCTATATGAATAATGCTGGTACAGAAGTAGATTTTGAATCAGTATCTCCAGTAGGTAGATTTTGGACTGGTGTAATTATCATGAATGAGTCTATTATGGAAGATATAGACTATCCTCAAATTATTAAGCTAAGAGCGATTGATGGATTAGAGCTTTTAAAATCTAAGCAAATCAATGAAATATCTAATATATATAATGAGCGAACCAATGAAACTGATGCAACTATAAAAGTAGCTGATAGTAACGGAGATTTCGAAGGAGGATACTATACCTTCCAATCAATTATTTTGGGTATATTAAATCAAAATCCTATTACTGAGGTATTCACTGATAATGTAGCAACTGACTTTTTATATCTATTTGCTGGTAATTGGTGGAGTAGCAAAACGAATGTAACAGAAGCTCAAGGATATAATGATTGCTCTAATATTATTATCTGTAAATCTAGCGCATTCTATCAAAGACCAAGCACACCTGGAGGAGCTATAAAATATATGACTTGCTATGATGTATTAAATAAAATACTTTTTTATCTTAATGCTAGAATACATCAACAAGAGGGAGCATTTCATATAGTACAATTATCAACGTTTGAAGTATGGCAAGATGACTCTGCTACTACATACGGATATT